TTTTGTTCGTTCGTCGGGGTTTTCCCTTCCGACGGAATATCAAGCGTTATACGCCATTCTACGGCGTTTTGAAGCAATGTTTGCAGGCGGTTCAAGGTGTCTTGCTTTCCCAACGCCGCAACCATGTCGGAAACGTCGCCTTTTTCGGGGCATTCCTTCCAGGCGGTCGCAATGTCTATCATGCGCACGCTTTTCGCCTTCGTCTTGATCGCATCCGCTTCGATCCGTGCAAAGTCACGTCCGACGGCATCGTTATCGTGAAGAATAACAACGGTCTTTCCTGCAAGTTGGTCGGTGTATATCGGCAACCACTTTGTGCCGTCGCCTTCCTTTTGTGCGCCGTTTTCGGCAGATACGACGGTTTTGCCCGTGATCGAATGAAGGGTGTCGGCATCCTTTTCGCCTTCCACAACGAATGCTTCCGCCGCATCGGGATCGCCTGCAACATACAATCGGTGTTCGCATCCTTCGTGGTTCAGTTTGAAACCGCTTTGCGTGGTCGGGTCGTCGTGAATCCAACGGAAGGTCTTGTTGCCGTTGGCATCCTGGTATTTGATTTTCATAAGTCCGTCGGCATGGTCGCCGTAACAATACGAATATGCCGTGACAAACTTCAATCCGTTTTGATTGCCGAACCATTCCAGGAAGGAACGCCGACGTTCTTCAATGGTTCGTTCGGTCGTCGTCGGTGCATCGGTGAAAAGGTCTTTTGCTTCAATCCCGATTGCGCCGCATATATCTTCCATCGTGCATCCCGTTTGACATTTCAACAAAATCTTGTTGCCGTTCACGCCGATTGACAATGAACGGTTCTTGTCGCCGTGTTTGTGGTTGTGTTTGCATGGACAATGTGCCGTCCATTGCTTGCCGCCGCCCTTTACACCTTCCAGGCGGTTCAAAATGTCTTGAATCTGCATAGTGATTTTCCTTTCGTCGGTCAATGTTAAGGTCTGCCGAAACCTTGACATTTGCTTGATTTCACGGGTCAATTTGCCCGTGGTCGTGGTTCGTCCATATTATAGCATCGTCGCCCGTCCGCAATCGGGCGAACGGTGCGCATTAATCATTAGTTAATGATTATTTACAACAAAACGCCGATTGCACTTTGTGGCGTGAAACCCTTGATTTATAAGGGTTTTCGGGCATTCACGGAAAAAAGTTTTGCACCCTAAAATGATTGTGGTGCACCCTAAAATGATGTTGTTGCACCCTAAAATGATGTTGGATTTCTGATTGCGGCATCATTTTACGGTGCAGATTTTTCCGCTTCCTTTTTCGCTTCCGCTTCCGCAATCGCCTTGATTTTCGCCTTTTCCGCCGCTTCGATCTTCTTTTGTTTGTGGTCGGCAATGGTTCGGAAGGTTGCGGCATATTCTTCTTTCAAGTCAATGCGGATATAACCTTGCAACCATTCCTTGATGTCGGCATCGTCGTTCGTCATGGGTGTTATGAAAAACTTGCCTGCCGCATCGGATTGCGAAACCGCTTCTTCGATTGCTTCGATTGCTTCTTCGATCGGTTGCCGAATGCGTTCTTTGTATTTGCGGTTCATCTTCGTTTCAACTTCCTTCACGGTCGGCAATCCTAACCGTTCGTGGATCGCCTGCAATGATAGGTTGAAACCGCCCGTGTTCAATATGTCGTCCTTCTGCATCCTTGCGACATAGAAGATATACAACGCAAGGTCGAACGCCTTGATCGGCAAGGCATACGCCCACGACGGGAACACGGTGTATTCACGTGCAAGTGCGGCAATCGGAAATTCTTCATTCACGGACAAATAACCGATGTTTTGACGGCGTTTGCGGTGATAAATCAGCACGCCGCCTTCTTCAACCGTGGTCGTCGTGGTCTTGTCGCCCTTCTTCGTCGCCCTGGTTGTCACCTTCCTTTGCCAATGAATATCTATGTTTTCCATTGCTTTTGCGAATGCAGACAATCCACGCCATGCGTTATCCGTCGTCGAATACATACCCAACGAAACAAGTTCTTCCAGGTCAACGGCGACTTTCGACGGGAACGATTGTTGTTGCATCTTTTGAAGCGTGAACGGCAACAATTTCTTGATATGTCGGTTGTTCTTCTTCAATAGCACGTCCGCATTCGTGATCGTGATAATATGTTTGTCGCCACGGTTCGACCTGGTATAACGCACGGTCGTCACGCCGTCGTCGGTTCGGCGTTCGGTCGTTATCTTTTCGGATCGTGTCACGGTGCTTTTCTTCAATGCGCCGTTCGACAACAATATGCGGTTCAAGGTGTTAAATTCGGAAGCATTCGTCAATGCACCCAACGTCGGCAAGTTGTGGTTCGGCATCGTGTATGCGGTCACAACGGATTGAATCAAGTCATTCACGGGTTGCGGCATCGAATTGTCGCTTTCCATTTCAAACAAGGCGATGTTCAGCGCACGAACGATTTCGTCGTGATACTTCTTGTTAAGTGCGGCAACCTTTGCGTTCCAGGCTTCATGCACAATGTCATAATAAGCATTCGTGACTTGTTCGCCCTTGTCATACACAAGGCGGTCGCCTTCAAAATGGTGCTTGCGTTCCGTGATCGGGTTCACGCCGATACGGTCGGCATATTTCGGCGGCACAACGCCCGTCGCTTGAATTGTCTGCCATGCTTCATCCCATTGTTCGGCGGTTAATTGTTCGGGTTCTTCCGCCTGCAATGCCTGCATTTCCTTCATGTATTCACGCAAGGCGTGAAGTTCTTCCGTGGTCAACGGTGTTGCTTTTTGGTTCATAGTTTCTATCCTTTCACACACAAGCAATATTGAAAATATGTTTTGTGCGTCGTGTGTTTCGTGTGTGGCTTGTGGTCGGTGTATTGTTACTTATTCAGAATATCTATTGTTTCCTTCCATTCGGGGTGCGCATCCATGTATTCGCCGATAATCTTCACAAGATAGTCATTGATCGGAAGGCGGTTGCGCCATGCCATTTCCTGCAAAAATGCCTTGTATTCAATAGGAAATTTCGCATTGAAACGATAGAACGTTTTCGGCGGTTCTTCCTTCACGGGCGTGTCGTTGGTCGCCTGGTTCATTCCATAATCGAAACCTTGTGCCGTGAACGTGTCTTTTTTCTTTGCCATGATTAAACCCTTCCTTTCATGTATGCGTTCAGCACGCATATATCTTTCAGTTCTTCAAATAGGTTCGCATAGTCGATTGCAGGATTGCAACGGGGTGCATAATCGAAAATGCTTTGCTTCAATGCTTGCGCCTTCTCAATATCCACGCCTTGCCGAATGTGGGTGTTGAACACGACGGTGTTCATTGCTTTTGCTTCCGCCTGGATCGCTTCCGTTAAATCACGGGCAAGGTTTTGTCGTGGGTTGTACTTCACAAGCAAAATGCCCGAAACGGTCAATTTCGGGTTCAAGTACGGGTTGTTCCGAATCTGATTGATTGTGTCCTTCATCTGATACAATCCCATGATTGAAAAGGCGTTTGCCTGCATCGGAAGCAACACGGAATCGCAAGCGATAATCGCATTGACTTGCAGGCGTGTCCGTTCGGGCATCGTATCAATGAAGATGAAGTCATATTTTGCGGATATGGGTTGCAACGCCGCCTTCAATGCAAGGTCGCTTCCTGCCATGCCTGCAAGTTCGTTTTCGGCTTGTGACATTCGCAATCCTGCCGCAATAATGTCGCCCTGGTTCGTCGCCTGGATAACGTCGGCGGCATCCGCCTTGCCCGTGATAACTTCATAGCAACCACGGGCATTTGTGTTTGCGCCGAATGCGGCGGTCAAGTTCGCTTGTGGATCGGTGTCAATCGCAAGGCATTTGAAACCTTGCCGACGTGCCGCATGATATAAGCATTGCACGGTCGTCGTTTTTCCCGTTCCACCTTTGCCGAATGCAACGGTCAAAATCATGTGGTTTTTCACTTCCTTTCTATGTTAAGGTCTGTTTCAACTTTACCATTGACAAGGGAATCACGGTAAATGCGCCATGTTCCGCCCAACCGTTTACCTTGCAATGTGCCGTCACGCAACCGTGCTTGAATCGTCCGCACGTGTAAACCCGTGATTTCGGCGATTTCGGGAACGGTGAACACGTCCTTGTCGGGCAACACGTCGTCGGGGATCGTGATTGCTTTGCGTGGTCTGCCGCCTGGATGTTTGTTATTCATGGGTGTTCTTCACCTTCCTTTCGTTATCCTGCCATTGCCTGCAAAATCTGCAAGGCTTGTGCCTGCTTCGTTGCGTCCATTCGGGCGATGAAGTCAACCGCCTTTTGTGAAGCGTTGGTTTCAACGCCGAACAGATAATCATAAATCCTTTGTTCGGAATGGTCTTTGCGTTGGTCGATGTTGTGCGCATAAATGCCCGTGGTTTCGGGTGAAGCGTGTCGGGCATGGTGTTGTGCTTCCTGGATCGTTGCGCCTGCTTCAAGCAGGAACGTCACGGACGTGTGCCGCAACGAATGCGCCGACAAACGGTGCGTGTCATATCCTGCCGCCTTCATGCGGTCTTTGATAATCCGTGAAATTGAAGGTTCGGTCAATCTTCTTTCACGGGATCGGTTGCCAACGCCTGCAAACAACGGTGCGTGTGCGTCCTTGTGGGTGCGTGTCTGCAAGTATTCGTCGATTGCTTCGGCGACTTCGGGTGTCAACTTCTTGTATGCGTCCGCTTCGTCGTGTCCTTTGCCCTGGATGAAAAGAACCTTTTCGCCTGCAACGGTTTCAAGTCCGCCGATTTCGGCACGTTGCAATTCGATAATGCGCAATCCTGCCGTGATCGAAAGAAGAATCATTGCATAGTCACGTTTGCCGATTTCGGTTGAACGGTCGATTGAATCAAGCAGATTGACGGCATCTTCACGTTGCAACGGGTCACGCTTCGTATTGTCCGCACGAACCTTTGCACCCTTCACGCCGTCGGCGACGTTCGGATAACGATTTTTCACGGACAACCAACGAAACATTGACTTCACGGCACGAAGGTATCTTGCTTGTGTTCCTGCCGCAAACGTGATCGTTTCGCCGTCGCCCTTCCTGCTTGCGTGCGGCATGGACAACCAAACCGTGTAATTGCGAATATCTTCATATTGCGGTCGCATGATGTTGTTCGCCTGCAACCATTCCAGGAAACAACGGATGCAAACGCCGTATGATTTCGCCGTGACTTCCTTCACTTGCAGATAATCAATATATTCGTCGGCAAGGTTCGTGAAGGTCGGTTGCGCCTGCAATGCGGTGTTTGTCGTAATGATTTCATTCATGGTAACACTTCCCTTCTTGAAAAACCTGCCCGTCGCCGTTATAATAGACGACGGGTCAAGGCTTCATTCGTGTGTGGCGTTGACTTCAACGGCAATCCTTGCTTTCGTCGGTCGGGGTTGCCGTTTTTTGTGCCTTCATTAAACGATCTTCAAAGTCAAGCAGGCAATCGGCGACGTGTTCCAGGTTGCGCATGATTGAATAGAACGCTTCCGTCATGGTCTTTTCGGTCATTGTGTCGATTTCCTGCATTTCCTTCGGCGTGACAAGGCTTGACATGATATAGACGTTGCTTGACACGCACTTGATTTCGGTTGCGATGTCGTCCAGGTCGAACGGGTCGATCGCCTTCAATGCGTCGGTCGGGGTCAATGTGGTTGTGTTCATGGGTTGTACCTTCCTTTCGTTTTCATTCGTGTGTGGTCTTGTGAATAGTTCCTTTTCCTATTCCTTCATCATTATATAGTTTTTATCCGTGTATGTCAAGCGGTTTGAAAAATATTTGTGATACGGCGTGTTGAAGGCGTGGTTGCCGTGTCTTTGTGAAAGTCCTTGCAGACCTTAACATAGAAAATGCCGTGAATATCACGAATTGCCGACGTGTTTCACGGTCAAAATCTGCATTTGCGTTTTAAGGCGGTTTCCTGCCGTTTTAAGCGACTTTCGTGCGTGGATAGGGTTTTATATCAACCATGCCCGAAAAACGCCGTCACGGGCGTTCTACGTGGTCGTTTTTCCGTGACAACAAAAAGAACCGCCATGCGCCATGCACAACGGTTCTTCCTGGTTCAATTTTCCCGTGACTTATTCCATATTGAAGAATTTACGCAACATATCGTGCGCATTGTCCTTGTCGATCCAATTCTTATAATAGTAAAGAATGCCTTCAAGGTTTCTTGCGTTTTCTTCTTCGGCTTCGCCGCCGATGTAATATGTTTTCGTGTCAATGCCGTGTTCCTTCGCATAACGAAGTGCAAGTTGCGTCATGGTGCGGTTGCCCTGGTTGCGTTCCAGGATCGCAAGCACGTCACGTTCAAGAAGCGGAATGCCTGCCTGCAAAAGTTTGATGTCGTCGGTGATGTCGGCAGGGTCAAGGTTGTTCAGTTTTGCGGCATCCTGCCGATACTGATTGATTAAACCCTTCGCCGTATTGATTGCGCCTTCGGAATCGTTGCGGATCTTCGCACGCAACGCATCACGCTTCGGATAGATTTCTTTCTGCAAGGTGTCGTTGCTATAACGTCCTGCCTTGATTTTCGCTTCGATTGCGGCGTATTCGCTTCGGGTCTTGTCAATTTCCGTGGTCGCCGCTTCCAGGGAATCATAGACGGTCTGAACAATGTTATTATCCATAGTTTTATTCCTTTCCGTGCTTCATGCACTTAAAAATTTCGACTAACTTGCATCCGTGGTTATACATTGCACAACGGTCGTTGCATCGTCCTGCAATCGGGCAATACTTGCCGTTTGTGTCCTTCGTGGGTGTGGTCGTCGCATTCGCAAGCACGCATCCGCCGTCGTAAAAGTTGCAATCCTTTTCACACGACGTTTTGACCTGGTTGCGTCCATGCTTGAATGGACAATCACGGTTCGTTTGCGCCTGCCGCATTGCTTCCGCATCACGCTTGCGTTGTTCTTCCGCCTGCATCTTCATGCGCTTCATTGCGTCGCCGACTTCATCTTGATAGAACACGCCGCCGCTTGTTTCAATGGTCGGTCGGTATTCGATACAACTGCCGACTTTGCGGAATTGTCTGCCGTTGGCATCCGTTTCCCAAACAATCGGTTCGTCGGGTTCTTCCTGCCGTGGTCTTGTGTCAAAAAACGGGTTGTATCTCATGGTTTCACTTCCTTTCATTCGTAAAATTCGCATTGTTCGCAAGTGCGGTCACGATGCTTTGCGTTCTCATACACGGCATCGGAAACAAAATCAACCGTGAACAACGGTGCGTGGTTCGCATGGTCTTTTGCAAGTTCCATTTCGGCATCACGCATTTCGCCGAATCCCGTGATAATCTGCTTCCAGGTGTATTTTTCAATCTTTGCGTAACAATGCGGACATTGCTTTGCGGTCGGATTGTTTATGTCACGGTGATACACGTGCCATTCGCCGCCGCATGAATCGCAATAAATCTTCAAATATCCCATGTCATGCGCCTTCCTTTCCGTCGATGCTTCGTATTGCCTGGATCGCATCGGCAATTTGTTCACGGGTCAAAACGTCGCCACGGATATAACGAAGCACGTTCGTCGCCGTTTCCAGGGTGTCGAATCTGCATAGTTCGTCGGTCATGTTCGTGTTGTCCTTGCGTTCGGTGTATATCGAATACACGGTGTGTTTGCCATGTCCGCCGATATTCATTTTCTTGATGTTAAGTTCCATATTTTCACCTTCTTTCAATGTTAAGGTTTGCGACAACTTTGCCATTACGCCGAATATTTCGACGAATTGATAAGACGGTCAAGTGCATATCGGCAAGCGTCGATCGTGTGGTTGTCCTTGTCGGGAACGTCGGCAAGAAATTCGCCGTCCTTCGTTTGAAGGTATTCATATTGCGAAAATTCTTCATAGCACTTCGGCGTGCGCTTCGGATCGAACACAAGGATTTTCGATTGCAACCACTTAATGCCGTAAATAACCGAACCTGGATATTTCTTGCAGGCGAACGCATGAAGGTCGAATCTGTTCAAATCGCTGATTGATTTCGGTTCGGCGGCATCGCAACACAACGACGGCGTGACGTTGTATGCTTCACGCATGAACGCCGAATATTCAATACGTGAATAGTCTTTCATTCGATCCGTGACGACTTCCGCAATGTCGGCGTTCGACATTCCACGTTTCACGTATTCGTCAATGAAATACACGGTTTGTTTCTTGCGGTCGTATGCGACATGAACAATCGCCGTCGGGTCAACGCTGAATCCAAAATCACAACCGAAATAGTGATATTGCATTGCATTGATTTCTTCATCGGTGATTTCCCGTGTCTGAATGGTCGGGAACACTTCGCCGCCGCTTCCGACGGGTTCGCCCTTGTATTCGTGAAGGTATGCCCGTTCGTTCACGGCTTGCAGGCGTTCCGCTTCCAGGATGAACGCTTCACCCAACCATTCGGGCGGAATCATCGTGTAATCGGTTCGGAATAGCAACGCACGGTCGTCGGGAATCAAAACATACTTGTTCGCCCAATTATTCAGCGACAACGGCGGATTGAAACTTTCAAATATACGGAAGTCATTGCCGCCACGGACGACGGATTGCAGGACGTTCCGAACCATGTTTGCGCCGTCAAGTTCGCTAAATTCTTCAAACCACACGAATTTGAACGTTCCTTTGCGTGGTCGTATTGATTTCAGTTTTGCGGAATCATCCAAACCACGGAAGAAAATTGTTTGTCCCGTCGGCAAATAGGTCATTTGCATCGGTGAAACGGAACAACGCCACAACGCCGTGACGTTCAATGTTTCGATCGCCCATAAACATTGCGAATACACGCTTTCACGCATGGTTTGCGCAACCTTGCGGAACACGATTGCATTTGCGTCGGGATCGTTCATTATCCCGTGAACGATTTCAAGTGATACGAACGACGACTTTGCCGAACCTCTGCCACCTGGTAGATGATAGATTGAATGCGTTCCGTTCATCACGTCGTTGTGGATCGGCAAATAGCACGGTGCGATGCAATCAACAATATTCACTTGCGGAAGGTTCATTGCTTCACGGGTCGCCCTGGTTGCCTTCACACGGCGTTTTAATCGGTCGTAATACATTCAATCACCTTCACCCTTCCAACGCTTCCAGGTCTTGCAGAATGTCGTTAAATTCGGTCAATCGCAATCCATATTCAAGAATGGATCGTGCCGCCGATATGCGGTTGCCTGCCGTTTCGTTTTCGTCGTTGACAACGTTCAGCAACAACGTGATTGCAGGCGACAACGCCTTTTGTGCCTGCCTGGTTGCTTCCGTGACAATCATGCCGAACGCCTTCTTGTATTCGGCTTGAAATTCTTCGTTCGCAAGATAGGATCGCAACGTTCTTTCGGCAATTCCTGCCGCCGCCGCCGCTTCCTTCTTCGTCGGATATGCAAGAAGGCATTGCAACGCTTTAATCTGTTTCGGGTTCAATGCCATTCGTCAACACGTCCTTTCCTGCCGTTTCCTGCCTGGATAAATCCATTTCTTTTGCTTTTTTCGCCCAATAACGACGCTGATATTCTTTGTTCTTTTCGGGGTTGCGTTTGTTCCACGCACGTTTGTATGCGTTCGCCGCTTCCCTTGCCGCATCGGTCATGGTCATGCTTTTTTTTCTTGCTACGTCCTGGTTCATGCTTTCACCTTCCTTCTTTAATTCGGCGGTGTCCATTCTTCCGCCGTACACGTCCGCATATTCAATGATGCACTTGCAGGCGTTGCGGAATCGTCGCCGTCGGACGTGATACGAAGAATCTTGCCGTCCTTCAATCGCTTTATAACGTCGTGATACATCAATACTTTGTCCTTCCGTGTTATCACGGTGTAAAGACTATGAACGCCTTGCACGGCGGCAACACGTGCTTCAATCGAATTGTCGAATGTGATCGCCGCTTTGAACGGTGTCGTTTCTTCCGTCCAGGCGATTGTATAACCGCCGTAACCGTCGCTTTGTCGTGTCTGCCGCATCATAACGCAATCGGTCATTGCTTCTTCTAATAGTGACATTCGCTTCACTTCCTTTCGGTTTGTCCATGCAATCGCAACGTTCCGACGGGTCAAGGTGTGCGCCGCAATTCGGACAAACGTTGTAATATGGTTTATTCACGGGTGTTCACCTTCCTTCGTCGTCGTCAATAGTTATTATCCGTCTGTAATACATTATATCACATATCATTGTAAATATCAAGAACACAAGCAACACGAAGAACACAAGAAAAAGAAATTGTGTGCCGTGTGTCTATGTTCAAGTCTATTCAGACCTTAACATAGAAAAACCGCAAAAAAAGAAGGCGTTGCCCGTGATCGGGTCGCCTTCCTGCATCCTGGTATTCGGTTCAATCTTCAAACGGTGTCGGTTCGTCAACAACCGTCCATCCGCCCGTGTTGGTCGTCGGTGCTTCCGTGTGTCGGTCAATCGGCGTGAATTTTGAATGTGCCGCATCGAATGCAAGGTACAGTTTGCCGCCTGGTTCGTTCATTCGGTTTTTCAGCACTTGCACAAGCATTTGACGTGGTTGTTGTTTCTGCAAATATTCCATGTGATCGGGGTTGTTCGCATCGGCGGTTTGATATTCGGTCGAACCTGGTATCACGTTGCCGTCGTCGTCCTTGCGTGGCATCGGCAATTTCGTCTTGTCATGCAATGCCGCATAGTTTAACGACAACGCAATGTCCGCCGTGTATTCGATCGCCGACGTATCACGTCCGCTTTCAAGGGATATTGTGCCACGTTGGTTTGATGTTCGGTTCGTTGCCGATATGCAGAACACGAACGTGTCGTATTTGATTGCATAGTCCTTCAAGGCGGCAACGGTCTTTTTCACGATTTCGCTTTGTTCTTCACGTTGTGCGGTCGTCACAAGGTGCAAATAGTCCAGGACAACAACGGGTGCGGTCTTGCCTGCCGCAATCGCCGTTTCTGCTTCCCGTGTCAATGCGTCCGTGATAGATTGAAGGTCGGTTGTGCATCCGTCGGGGTTGTAGTGCATTCGTGGCGCAATCCTGGTTCGATATTCATTTGCCGCCTGGATCGCCTGCCGACGTTGTTCTTCCGTCCATTTGTACCCTTGCAGGATATTGCTTGCGGTCAACGTGCCGCCGTTCTTCTTGACAATACGTGAAACGGATCGTGCAAGAAGTTGTTCACGGGACATTTCCAGGTTCAGAAACACAACGTCGTTGCCGTCGGTCGCCATAGTTTCAAATACTTGTTGCGTCAACGTGGTTTTGCCCGTTCCTGGTGCGGCGGATAGAATCACAAGCGATTGTTTCATAATGCCGCCGCCCAACAAATTATCAAATGCCGTCATGCCCGTTTTCATCGGCTTGTATGCTTCCGTCTGAATCTTTCCCATGAAGGAATCAAACAGTTCGACGGAATCACGCACAACGGCGTTTCCTGCCGTTTCTACGGCGTTTTGTTCGTTCGTCGGGGTTTTCCCTTCCGACGGAATATCAAGCGTTATACGCCATTCTACGGCGTTTTGAAGCAATGTTTGCAGGCGGTTCAAGGTGTCTTGTTTTCCCAACGCCGCAACCATGTCGGAAACGTCGCCTTTTTCGGGGCATTCCTTCCAGGCGGTCGCAATGTCAATCATGCGCACGCTTTTCGCCTTCGTCTTGATCGCATCCGCTTCGATCCGTGCAAAGTCACGCCCGACGGCATCGTTGTCGTGAAGAATAACAACGGTCTTTCCTGCAAGTTGGTCGGTGTATATCGGCAACCACTTCGTGCCGTCGCCTTCCTTTTGTGCGCCGTTTTCAGCAGATACGACGGTTTTGCCCGTGATCGAATGAAGGGTGTCGGCATCCTTTTCGCCTTCCACAACGAATGCTTCCGCCGCATCTGGATCGCCTGCAACATACAATCGGTGTTCGCA